TGGCTCGTTTGCGTGACCGCATTGTAAATCAAGGTATGAGTGTGATTGTCGAAGGTGCCAAAGATGCACGTATTGAACACTTGGAAGACTTAGTGTTTGAAAAAGGCACACGGGGTATCCGCGAAGCAGTGGATATTATGCGTCATGCTTCTGAAAATACCCGCGGTACAACAACTGTCAAGTGGGACGGAAAGCCTGCTATTATATTTGGCCGTAAGCCAGATGGCACATTTGTATTGACAGACAAGAGTGGATTTGGTGCTAAAGGATATGATGGCCTAGCAACTTCCCCTGAACATATTCAGCGAATGATGGCGATGCGTAAAGGCGATCGAACTGAACTTGTTGGTATCTATCAAAAGTTATTCCCACTATTAAGGGCCGCAACCCCGGAAAACATGCGTGGCTATATTCAAGGTGACTTGTTATATACAGACAAGCCTCCCGAAGTCGCCGGTGCTTATGTATTCAAACCAAACTTTGTTGAATACAAGATACCTGCTAGTAGCAAACTAGGACAACGTATTGGTGCTAGTGAAGTTGGTGTTGCTATCCATACAAGATTTAAAGATCCAGAAAGTTCGCCCGAAGCAATTAAACACGTTACACTTGAACCTGTAACAGGACTACTATTGATTGAGCCGAGCGTCAAAGATATACAAAATGTAGAACTTAATGCTCAGATGGTCAAGCAACTAAGCCAAATTATTTCTATACACGGCAAAGCAATTGATGGATTGTTTAATCCTGCTGACTTACGGGCATCTGGTATTACTGACTTGCCACAACTATGTAAACGCTATATCAACTCTAGAATTACAAGTAACTATGACAACTTGTTAAATGGGTTTGGTGATTGGTTACAATCCAATGTAACACCACGTAAGTTTAACAATATTGTAGAATACTTACAAAGTCCACGTTCCAACATGGATGGTATTACTGCGGCATTTACAGCGTTCTTGTTATTACATGATATTAAAACTGATATGTTAGAACAATTAGATCGCCAGCAACCAGGTCAAGAAGGATGGGTGTTAGCAACCCCGGCTGGACGTGCTAAATTGGTGAATAGATTTGGATTCAGTGCCGGAAATCGTGCCTTGAACAACCCCGAACAAGCTGCCTAACTGGTAATTTTTTTCTAAAGACATAAATAAAAGTAGGTCAACCAAGACCACATACTATTAGGAGAATTTAAAATGGCAAATATTACAACAGCAACAAACGGCACATACCAACCAGTATCCAACATGGACTCTGGAACAGTAGCATCTTCACCAGGTGCTGGATGGCCTACACCATTGAACAGCGCAACTAGTGCTGTTACAGTTAACTTGGCTGGTCCAAAGTTAGACTTTTTCACAATCACATTGGCAAGCCTTGCCACAGACGGTGCAGTATTGAATGCAGCCATGCTTGCTATTCAAACTAAAGCTACTATTGCTATGTACGAAGTTACTGACGCTGGTACAGATACATTGGCTATCGCTGTGTATCCTACAGGTGCTTGGACAACTGGTACATTGGATACTGCTACTGGCGGTAGTACAGCAGCTTCTGCAACATTCACAAACTAATCAATCAGTTTTTGATATAAAAACCCTGGATTAAAACCCAGGGTTTTCTTTTGGCGTTAAATACTTCACTATGATGGTAAGCAAAATAACTGAAGTAACAATATTTGAAAGCCCTGACGGCGGCCGTACAGTATATGCTCGCCATCCTGGTAGTCAACATCGTTCACTACATTATCAAGACCCTAAACTAAAACAAGAGTTAGATGAATTAGAACAAAAGCGACGCTGGGCAGAAATATTTGAATCACGCCACAGCAACATAGCACTCAACGAACTGTGTAGTAAAGTTGAAGTGTTATACGAACTGAGTAAAAAGAATAAATGAGATATGCAGTACAAACTTTCTTTGATATAACCGCAACAGGAATTACAGGGCACTTTAAGCCAGCAAAAATTCCGTTTCGGGATAACTCTGGAAATACAATAACAGATCAAGAGTCGTGGAATCGTGCTCGTAATCAACAACGAAATTGGGAAACCATAACGCAAATACTTGGACTACGAACACAATTATTCCGTCTACAAGACCCTATAGTAGATACTTCAAACCGTGCCTGGATGTTTGAATTTGAAACAGAATCAGACCACATATACGGCGATGATACTGACCCAACTCTGGTATTAAGATCCGATGCCGACGGTGTTCCTATGATAACAGGATTGGATAATAGAACAGAATTATCATCAACTATCGTTACAAATGGACCGGGTCAGAATATTTGGTTTGCGCCACTCTCCATAAATACAGCAACGGAGACTTAGATGGTTGATACTACGAATATAGAAAAGAAGAGCTTGGAGGCCCATGTGGAACTATGTGCAGAACGCTATAATGCGTTAGAATCAAGGTTAGATCATGTGGATGCTAAAATTTCCAAATTAGAACAAATTATTTGCGAAGTTCGTGATTTAGTTCAACAGATGTCGGTAAGACGCAACGACCAGTTGATTAAATGGGGTACCGGTATTATTGGTGTGTTATTTGGTGCCGTTGGGTATCTTTTTGTACATTACGTTATTAAATGATATCAGACAAACAATTTGATCACTTATTCAAAAGTGAATTTGCCGCAGTACAAGCTAACAGCATTTGGAAAAATGAAGCCGGGGAATACGAAGTATTTGGGCGTTATCGCATTGTTAAAGAAAATACCAGCTATAGAGTATTTTGTTCTTTAACAGATGCCGGGCTTTTTCACAGCACACGATCAGCATTGAGCTGGTGTATCGCTGACAAGTTTGAACATTATAACACAGCCCGTGAGATATTAGATTTAGACAATAACTTACATTTTTTAACCGTGGATATCAATGCAAGGGCAACAATAGGAGATCGCACAAAAAATGCTGATCTACATGAAATTATACTTACTAAGCTGGAAAGTAAAATTATACTCAAAAAAGAGATAGAAAATAGGTTAGCCAATTGTGTCAACTGGGCTAAATATTATCAACAACGAGGATTCGACAATGAAACTGCAAGAATTGGCCGTGCTGCCGCAAACAAAACAAATCGCTAAAGTATTTGAAAGTTACTTTGGTAAAAGTATTACCTTTGAATCAATTTCAAAGAGGCACGCACATGCAATGCTAACCAAAGTACGTGGCTTAATAAGCGAGCATCGTTCTACATCTGCTTATCACGGCAGCGAGAAAAGTCCAGCTTACTTGAAATTAGTAATGATGGAACAAGTGCTAACCAAGAAGCTCCGTGAGGAATTTCCTGCTACAGCAAATGGCGGCGTAACTGATCCTAACAAAGCTAAACAAGAAATTAATAAGATTCAAGACCCCAAACTTAAAACCGCTATGACTAAGAGTGCTGCTGGACAGAATCTTACACCAGAAGAACAAGAATTAGTAAAAGCTACAGCATTACAGGCAGTGACAGCAGAAAGCCGTCGTCGTAAAGCAGGTCGTCGTTTAAGCGAAAGCGAAGTTCAACAAGCTCAAGTTATTTTAGCAAGTCAAGACATGGTTGATCAAGTACAGAAAATGATTGAACAAATTACTTCTTTACAATTCAAAGATTTGCCTGCGTTAGTGGATCAAATCCGTAACGAAATTGGCTACGAGCAAGCAACAAAATTTAATGCTGATGCTACTGCTGCATTAGGCGGTATGGTTCAAAACTTACAAGGTTCTAAGGCACAATTAGAAGGCGCAATGGGAACGGTTACTGGACAAGCTCCTGTAGTCCCTGGTGCTGATATGGGTGCTGAGTTACCTGTTGACCCAATGGCTGACCCAATGGCTGAACTCCCAGACGAACCAGTTGACGATCTTGAAGTTGATGCTGAAGTTGATGCAGACGCACCAATTAAAACTAGTCTAGGTCGCGATCGTAGATAATGCGTTTACGAGAGTTTGCTGAATCCAATGCCGATGCCCAAAAACTTGCGGCATTAGCAACCTTTCTCAATGATCGAGCAGAAGACGAAGCAGCCACAAAACAAATTAGTAAAAAAGCATTTATTGATCTTGGACAATCAATGGGTGTTAATGTAACAGATACAAATATTAATGACATAGTCCAAGCAGAACCACTTAGTAATATTGTTAACCCAATTGATCCAGGAGCTGACATTGTTAGTTTCAAAGGTGACACAGAAGCCGCAACTGGCATGAGTGTTGACCAAGCTCAAGAGGTAGTTAATAGCAATGCCAAAGCGGCAATGAAACGTCGTCAATAACTATATCAAACTCTGGAAATACCCAAAAGACTAGTAAATACACTTAGAAAGTAGTATAATAACTTATACATACTTTTGGGGAGACATAATATGAAACAACTTTTATTTGCTACACTAATAGCACTATCATCTTCAGCCTTCGCTGGCCCACATCACAACGGACATAATACCGGACATTGGCAACGTGGTCACAGTGGACACGGATGGATGTGGGTAGTCCCTGCTATCATTGGCGGAGCAATCGTTTATCAAGCTAGTCAACCACAAACAACAATAGTTGTACAATCAACTATTGACCCAAATTGTAGCCCATGGACTGAAATACAAAATTCCGACGGCACAATAACCAGAACAAGAACTTGTCAAAAGTAATTGTAACAATCAGTAAATTAAAAAGAAATAGGAAAAAAGTAACATGGCATCAGGTAAAGTAAAATGGTTTAATGAAACCAAAGGTTTTGGATTTATTACTCCAGACGCGGGGGGTGAAGAATTATTTGCCCATTACACAGCAATTCAAACAGAAGGATTTAAAGTTCTTAAAGAGAATCAACGTGTGTCATATGATGTCGTGCAAGGACAAAAAGGTCTACAAGCTTCTAACATCATACAAGAGTGAAACCCAGGATAGTCAGTGGTGTAATGCCACTGACTCATTACTTAAATGAATGAGCGTAAGTTACAATCTGGACAAATAGTTCCAGAGTTAGAGTTAGCAGTAACACTCACTGTTTATACAAAATGTCCTGCAAAGTATAAATTAGTAGATATGGAGACCGGTGAAGAATATGTAGGTTATTCTAGTAGCGGTAAAAATAGTTGGAATAAACTGGAGAAGAAATAATGGCATATTCGGAAAAAGTAATCGATCACTACGAAAATCCACGTAACGTAGGAGTCTTTAGCAAGGACGATACAGATGTAGGCACAGGAATGGTCGGTGCCCCTGCCTGTGGAGACGTGATGAGGCTCCAAATTAAAGTAGATGAATCTACAGGATTAATCACAGATGCAAGATTTAAAACATACGGATGTGGATCTGCTATTGCAAGTTCGTCCTTGGTCACTGAATGGGTCAAGGGAAAAACGCTTGATCAAGCGGCAAGTATTAAAAACAGTGAAATTGCCACAGAGTTGGCCCTTCCACCCGTTAAAATACATTGTTCAATACTTGCGGAAGATGCTATTAAAGCCGCAGTAGAGGACTACAAAAATAAACATGTTAACAGTAACTGAGCAAGCGGCCAAAAAGATACAACAATACATTACTCGCAGAGGAAATGGAATAGGTATTAAAGTTGGTGTGAGAACTACAGGTTGCTCTGGACTGGCTTATGTGTTAGAATATGTAGATGCGTTAACAGAAGGCGATGATGCTATTGACCACAATGGGTTTAGCGTTATTGTTAATAAAAGAGATCAACCTTACCTTACAGGTATAGAGATTGATTATGTCCGCAAAGGCCTCAACGAAGGCTTTGAATTCAATAATCCAAACGAACGCGATCGATGTGGTTGCGGCACTAGTTTTAGAGTTTAATATGTACAATCCAAAGTTTAACTATCACTCACTCACAAGAGAGCAAGTAGATGGTAAACGTCTATATGCCACACCCGATGGTAGCAGAGTCCCTAGTGTAACAACTATCCTAGACAAAACAAAACCTGCTGATAAAGTAGCCGCATTACAAAACTGGCGACGTGCTGTGGGCGAAGTAAAAGCACAACAGATTACAACAGAAGCGGCTAACCGCGGAACACGGATGCACACTTATCTCGAAAACTATGTCAAGACAGGTGAGATCAAAGAAAAAGGTACTAACCCGTTTGGATGGGCAAGTCACGCAATGGCAGAAGTTGTTATTGAAAATGGACTTAAAAATGTAGATGAATTTTGGGGTGTTGAAGTTCCACTATACTTCCCGGGCATTTACGCAGGAACAACAGATTGCTGTGGGTTACATAACAATCAAGAAAGTATCCTAGACTTTAAACAAACAAACAAACCCAAGAAACTTGAATGGGTCGAAGACTATTTCCTACAACTTTGTGCTTATGCAGAAGCACATAACGAAGTGTATGGAACAAACATACGCAAAGGTGTTATTTTAATGTGTGTTAAACCAGTTACAGACGATATGGGCAATGTAACTAGCGATCCACAATATCAAGAGTTTATAATTGAAGGTGCGGAATTTGACCACTGGAAAAGCCAATGGTGGAAAAGAGTTGAACAGTATTATCTGCTAAATAGTTAATCAAAGAGGACGACTAAATTGGCTATCGTACAAATTTCGCGAATTACCCAGCGTAAAGGGTTACAAGAAGACTTACCACAATTAGCAGGTGCTGAATTAGGGTGGAGTGTTGACGAACGTAGATTGTTCATTGGAAACGGCACACTAGAAGAAGGTGCTCCTATAGTCGGCAATACTGAAATTTTAACGGAATTTTCAGATATCCTTGTACTTGTCCAAGATTATACATATAGTGGGCAAGAAGCCACTGGATATACAGTACAAACAGGTGTAACACCTGGAACACCAGTTGAGCTGTCCTTACAAAACTGGATGGATCAATTCGCCACTGTTAAAGACTTTGGCGCAGTTGGAGATGGTGTTGCTGACGACACCGATGCCATTAACCGCGCACTTTATCAGCTATACTGTAGAGAAGTAAATCCAGCAATCCGCAGAAGTTTATTCTTCCCAGCCGGTGTTTATAAAGTTACAGACACAATTATTATCCCACCTTATGCTACATTAAAAGGTGAAGGTCCAAAGAATAGTATTATTCAAATGACAGCAACCGCATCCGCATCCTATGTAATGCGTACCGGCGATAGTTTACAACAGACCGGTGTTAACATTGGTACCAATGGTGCCACTGCACCACTAAGTGTCACATGTGAAAATATGTGCTTTAAGAGTCTTAAAACAATTGACATTACAATTATAGAACAAGCAAGTGAATTTGTGTTTAACCAAGTTGAATTTCTTGGTCCTTTGACCACAGCAGATTTGACCACAGCAGTAGATGATACTTCGTGTATTAGATTTGCTAGTACCTCTGCCAACGATACACATCAAATTAAATTTGACAATTGTACTTTCTCCGGAAGTACATATGGTATGAAAACTGATGCACAGGTTCGCGGCATTGACTTTACCGGAGCACATTTTACAACATTGTACGAAGGTATTGTAGTTGAGCCAAACCCATTAGGTACTGCGTATGATCCACGGGGAGTGGGTGTAACTAGTTCCGATTTTGATGGAATTTATGCTCGTGGTATTGTGTTCGAAGTAGAACGTAATGCTACAGCACAAAATACATTTGGAGATGTTGGAAATCACTTTGGTGGTGTTACACAACCGTATACTTCTATTATTGATTTTGTATCTCCTAACAACGTTAGTGTCGGTGATATTTTTGATCGAACCGATCAATATGCCACAACATTTCAAAGAATTAACTTAAACGGTACTGCTAGTATTGGATTTACAAATGGCCAACAATTGGCCATGGGACCATATGTTCGCGAATCCGGACTAACAGTAACATTAAACAACAATGTAACTTCGCCAACAACTGCTTTTTCTTACAGTGAACTTGGAATTTGGTCATTGGGAATTGATTATAGTATCTCTAGAGATAACACATATAGAACAGGTAGATTGTCAATTGTGTTAGAAAACGGTGCAGGTGCATTAACATATACAGATGATTTTTCTGAAAATATTACCACAGGTATTACACTGACTGTAACACAAACTAGCAATGAAATTTTTGTAAAATATATTAGTACTAACACCGGTAACTCCGGAACATTAACCTATAGCGTAACACATGTACATTGAAGTGGCCTGTAACATTTGAATCAAGACTTGACAGCTGGAATCAACTTCGTAAACAAGTTACCGAACAGCCTGTTGAATTAGCACTCGAAACCATTAACTCTTGGTGGTTTCAAACACCCTGGACTGCTTACCATTTGCATTGGGACGACCATTTATCCTGGCCTGATCCTTGGCAGTTATTGAGCGACAACTTGTATTGCGAGGTTGCAAGAGGGCTGGGAATCCTGTATACTATAACATTGTTGGACCGTGGGGATATGGACTCTGCAGAGCTGGTTTTGACTAAAGATGACCGTAATTTAGTCCTACTGGACAAATCTAAATATATACTTAATTGGGATAAGACAAACATCTTAAATACCAGCACAGGGATAGAAATTAAAAAGAGCTTACACCAATTACAGGTAAAACAGAAGTACAAGTAAAATAACAAGAGAAGTAGATGTCACCAATTATTGTAGTAAAACGTAGCGGTCGCCGTGAACCCATGGCCATTGAAAAGTGGCAAAACCAAGTAGCAAAAATATGTCAAGGTATAGCAGATGTTAGTCAAAGTATGGTTGAGATTAAAGCTCAATTACATTTCTATGACGGTATCACTACACAAGAAATTGATGGTATTACACTCCGTGCCATTGTAGATTTAATTGATACAGGTAAAACAGAAGTACAAGTAAAATAACAAGAGAAGTAGATGTCACCAATTATTGTAGTAAAACGTAGCGGTCGCCGTGAACCCATGGCCATTGAAAAGTGGCAAAACCAAGTAGCAAAAATATGTCAAGGTATAGCAGATGTTAGTCAAAGTATGGTTGAGATTAAAGCTCAATTACATTTCTATGACGGTATCACTACACAAGAAATTGATGGTATTACACTCCGTGCTATTGTAGATTTAATTGACGTTGAATCAAATCCAGATGTTGGTCATACTAACTATCAATTCGTAGCGGGTAAACAACGTCTTTCTATGTTGAGGAAAGATGTATATGGCTCATACGATCCTCCTCGCCTGTACGAAATCGTAAAACGTAATGTTGAAACAGGACTGTATACTCCGGAACTATTAGAATGGTATACAGAAGAAGACTGGAACAAGATGGACGCCATTATTGACCACAGTCGTGATGAACAGTATTCTTATGCCGCTATCGAACAGTTGATTGAAAAGTATTTGGTTAAGAATAGATCTACTAAGGAAATATATGAAACCCCACAAGTTCGATATATGGTTGCGGCCGCTACTGTCTTTCACAAAGAAGAACCAAACACAGCAAGAATCCGATATATCAAAGAATATTACTTGGCTGCTAGTGACGGCTTGTTTACTCTCGCCACTCCTGTGTTGGCTGGCCTTGGCACTCCTACTAAACAGTTTTCCAGCTGTGTGCTTATTCGTAGTGACGATAACCTTGATAGTATATTCGCTAGTGGAGAAATGATGGCAAAGTATGCTAGCAAACGTGCTGGCATTGGATTAGAAATTGGCCGTTTACGACCACTTGGTAGTCCTATTCGTGGTGGAGAAATTATGCATACTGGCATGATCCCATTCCTTAAAAAATGGTTTGGTGACTTGCGTAGTTGCTCACAAGGAGGTATTCGAAATGCTAGTGCTACTGTCTTTTATCCTATTTGGCATCATCAGTTTGATGATCTTATTGTACTTAAAAATAATCAAGGTACGGAAGAAACTCGAGTCCGACACATGGATTACGGAGTGGTTCTTTCTGCCTTCTTCTGGAGACGATTCAAAAACAAAGAACAAATAACATTCTTTGACCCTAACGAAGTTCCTGAATTGTATGAAGCATTTTATACGAACACTAAACAATTTGAAGAACTGTATGTCAAATACGAGAAACGTAAAGACTTGCGTACCAAGTCAATGGCAGCAGAGGAAGTATTTAAATCTGGTATACTAAAAGAACGTACAGATACTGGACGTATCTATCTTGTATTCATTGACAACGTAATGAAGCAAGGACCATTTGATCCGGAATATCACACAATTTATCAAAGCAATTTGTGCTGTGAGATCCTTTTGCCCACTAAGTCATTCAATAGATTAGACGATGCCGAGGGTAGAATTGCTTTATGCACACTGGGGTCAATAAATTGGGGTGCGTTTCGCAATCCAGAAGATATGCGTCGTGCTTGCCGCATACTACAGCGTAGTCTTAACAACATTCTTGACTATCAAGACTTCCTTAGCATACAGAGTAAATTAAGCAATGACGAGATTCGCCCACTTGGCATTGGCATTACTAATCTTGCCTACTGGCATGCCAAGCGTGGATTACAGTACGGCGACAAAGATGCGTTAGCAGAAGTTAAAAGTTGGATGGAACATCAAGCATTTTATCTAACAGAAGCAACAGTTGAACTTGCTAAAGAACGTGGCCCATGTTTACATAGCGATAAGACACGCTACGGACAAGGTGTGTTTCCTTGGGAACTCCGTGCTAACGGTGTTAACGAACTTGCTAACTTTGATCCAGAATTGGACTGGGAAACCCTGCGTACCAATATGAAAGAATACGGTGTGCGTAATGCCACAATGATGGCAGTCGCTCCTGTGGAGTCAAGTTCTGTTGTTATTAACAGCACCAATGGTATTGAAATGCCAATGAGTTTGATCAGCGTAAAAGAATCTAAAGCAGGTAGCTTGACACAAGTTGTTCCGGAATATCACAAGTTAAAAAACAAATATCAAATGATGTGGGAACAAAAAGATTGTTCAGGCTACTTAAAGACCGCGGCTGTTATTGCTGCTTATGTTGATCAAAGTATCAGTACCAACACTTTTTACAATCCTGCACACTATGCGGATCGTAAAGTTCCTACTACATTGATTGCCAAGAACTTGATGCAGGCACATCACTGGGGACTAAAGACTTTTTACTATAGCTTGATAAACAAAGCAGGCAGTAAAGGACAAGACGAAGTTGCAGCACCATTGGCATTAATTGATTTTGACAATGAAGACGACTGCGAAGCATGTAAATTATAATTGAGGCACATATGGAATATACTAAACTAAAAGAATTTTCTGTGGTTTACACAGACCGATCATTAAATCACATGAGTGATGAATTTGTAGATATAATGAAAGACATCAGTCGAATACTTAAAACAGCGTACAATGCCGACTCGTCAGTTATCGTACCGGGTAGTGGTACTTTTGGCATGGAAGCAGTTGCCCGTCAATTTGCTAATAAGAAAAAAGTATTAATTATTCGCACTGGATGGTTCAGTTTTCGCTGGACACAAATATTTGACATGGCTACAAGCGCCGGTGATGTTAAAGTACTAACCGGTCAACAAGTAGAAGACCAGTTCCAAGGAACATTCACACCTCCGGATATTAACGAAGTAATTGAATACATTAATAAAGCTAAACCAGATGTAGTATTTGCTCCTCATGTAGAAACAAGTTGCGGAATGATATTGCCTGATTATTATCTAGAACAAATTGGCGAGGCTTGTACAGCCAATGGATCATTATTTGTGTTAGATTGTATTGCCAGTGGTGCCGCATGGGTTGATATGAAAGCATTGAATATAGACATAGTGATTACAGCACCACAAAAGGGATGGAGTAGTGCTCCTTGCTGTGCGTTGATTGCTATGAGTGCCCGTGCAAGACAAATGCTTGACACCACTACAAGTACAAGTTATAGTATGGATGTACTTAAATGGACACAGATTATGGAGTCGTATGAAAAGGGTGCGTTCATCTATCATACTACAATGCCGACTAATGCTCTTAAAGAATTACGTGATACAATGTTAGAAACTGAAAGTTTGGGATTTGCTAATCTTAAACGAAAACAATTTGAGCTTGGATCTCGTGTGCGTAATCTATTAGCAAGTCGTGATTATCCTAGTGTAGCAGAGCAAGGATATCATGCACCCGGTGTGGTTGTTTGCTACACTACAGACAAAGAAATACAAAGTGGTAAGAAGTTTAGAGATCTTGGATATCAAACTGCCGCGGGTGTGCCATTACAAGTTGGCGAACGAGACGATTTCCAAACATTTAGAATTGGATTGTTTGGCATAGATAAATTATTGAATGTTGATGCAACAGTAGCAACATTAACGGAAGCATTAAATCAACTATGAGTCAAGCCCAGTATAACTTAACAACTAAAACAGACTATCTTAACCGTAAGATGTTTCTTGACCCAGCAGGGCCTGTTACTATCCAACGCTTTGAAGAAGTAAAATATAACAAGATTGTAAAGTTTGAACAAGAAGCCCGTGGATTCTTTTGGATCCCGGAAGAAATTACATTGACCAAGGATGCTAATGATTTTAAAGAATCAAGCGACACAGTCAAGCATATCTTTACAAGCAATCTATTACGTCAAACAGCATTAGATAGTTTACAAGGTCGTGGCCCTACACAAGTGTTTACTCCGGTGTGTAGTATCCCTGAACTTGAAGCATTGATGTACAACTGGGGTTTCTTTGAAACCAACATTCACAGTCGCAGTTACAGTCACATCATTCGAAACATTTATAATGTACCAAAGGATGTGTTCAGTACCATTCATGAGACAAAAGAAATCATTGATATGGCAAGTAGTGTGGGCGTGTATTATGATCGCTTACACATGATCAACTGCCGTAAAGAGTTAATGGAAGAGTTTCCGGAAAAGGAACACATTAAAGCAATTTGGTTAGCATTGAACGCAAGTTACGCATTGGAAGCATTCCGCTTCATGGTATCGTTTGCCACAAGTTTAGCAATGGTAGAGAACCGTATCTTCATTGGCAATGGTAATATTATTAGTTTGATTCTACAAGACGAGATTTTACACAAGGACTGGACAGCTTGGATAATTAATCAAGTAGTGAAAGAAGATCCACGCTTTGCTGAGGCTAAAGCAGAATGCGAAGCCGAAGTGTATGCTATGTATGTTGATGTCATCCGTGAAGAAAAAGGTTGGGCAGACTACTTGTTTAAGTTTGGTCCTGTTATTGGATTGAACGCAAACATTCTAAAAGACTTTGTTGACTATACTGCTGTAGGAGCTCTTAAAGATATTGGTATTAAGTATCAAGGTACTGCACCAAAATCTACACCTATTCCGTGGTTTATGAAACATGTGGATACAAGTAAGAAGCAAACAGCATTACAGGAAAATGAAAGTACAAATTATGTTATTGGCGTTATGAGTGATTCACTTGATTACGACCAACTACCGGACTTATAAGGAATAAAAATGACAGCAATCGTATGGAGCAAAAATCAATGCCCATATTGTGATCAAGCAAAAGCCTTGCTAAAAATGAAAGGCATTGCTTACGAAGAACGCAATATACAAAAAGATTTTTCAAAAGAACAATTATTAGAAGCAGTACCAACTGCTCGCACAGTTCCACAAATTTTTATAGATGATAAATTAATTGGTGGATTTACACAGCTTCAAGAATATTTTAAAGGAACGTAATGTTAATTGATAAAGGTGCGACAGTAGGAGAAGTAGTAACATTTAAACTAACTTCGGGCGAAGAACTTGTAGCCAAGTTAGTTGAAGAAACTGACGTATACTATAAACTAGACCGCCCGATGGTAATTGCTATGGGTGCCCAAGGTCCGGGACTTATGCCGTATTTGTTTACAGTAAGTCCACAAAAAGAAATTAAACTGGCAAAAAGTACAGTTACAGTATGTGCCGCTACAGACAAAGCATTTGCTGATCAATTCGTACAATCAACTACAGGTATTGCTTTGCGTTAATCGGCTGTTTTTTGTGCGATAAATATAACACATAAGAACGGAATATAATGCCAGCAGTACAACGACAAGGTGATTCAAACTCAGCAGGAGGCGCTGCCACAAGCGGTGTAGCATCTGTACGAGTAAATGGACGTCCTGTTGTAGTTAATGGCACAGGAGTAAGTGGTCATGCACCTTGGGGACCTCCACATCCTCCTCATGCTTCTGCTAGTACTAAAGGTGGAAGTGCTACAGTAAGAGCTGGCGGCATTCCAATTAATAGAACTGGGGACACAGACACTTGCGGCCATCCGCGAGCCGGCGGCAGTCCTGATGTAAGGGTGGCATAATGGCTTCGTTCTTAACCCCATTACAACTTCAAGCCGGTGCAGGTTTATTACAAAATCAAGG